ATTTCCATCGTTTATTGAGAACAATACGTCCCACCATGGTGAATCCCAGCACCATGGCCACCACGACCACGGTCATTGCAACCACGGCCACCTTGGCTGTGGCTTTTCAAGCCACTCGTATGTACTACCAGCACAAGCACGCTATGAAGAAGTTCACGACGGAGTGCGACGAGAGGAAGGCAGCAGGGCTCATCGAGGTTCTGAACCGCGATGAGGACGTGGAAGACGAACATGTGTCAGTCAGGCTCGTCGTGTCACAACGGGGAGTCGAGCTGCATTTGTTTGTGGGCGAACAGGGAATCGAGCAACTCACCCGGGAGGTTGTCCAGAGGGAGACCAAGGATCGTGGTGGGGCCAGCGAGGTGAAACGGTTGAAGGCCGTCCGACGGGGGCATGGTTTGTCATTCGTTCGGGTATGGGTGGACTGGGCGAAAGTCGAGTTCCCTAATGCCAAGGCAAATAACCCATTGGACCGTGAGTGCGTGGCTCGCGCATTGACCCGGGAGATGCGTTCCAGGTCAGTGCGGGACGCCGACATTGCACGATTCAAGGATCGGATCCTCAATGGTGTCTTCATTCCCCTCAAGGAGGAGGTTGAGGCTGCACGCGAGCGTGCGACCAGGGCGTATGCGGAGGAGCTCGACTCCGTTCAGGGCCTACGGCCCCAGCGCACCTGGTGGGACTGGATGATGGGGCTGCCACCTGCCCCTGTTTGCCAGGTCTCGGCGAAGTAGGGGTGCCTACTGGTTGCATCGGGTCGCACTGAGCCCAACACGACCGTCAAGATTTGGGATGTGAACGGCTTTACGGAGCGGTCCATTTTTGAAACTTGGCGGTCGGAGCCTGGGCCAAATAGCGATTGGATGACGGTGACGACCAGAGGAGGGTCCCCGAAACAGCGGACGGTTTACAGGTTGTCCGGTGTCTCAGAACCAAGGGAGTTCTGGGTTTACAATAACAACCTGACCAACGTGTGTCACGGGCTTCTAGGCCGAGTATTCTTCGTCAAGGGTGGCGGAGGGTATGTCCCGTGTCCTGGACCCACCGCCGACTACGGTGAGCGGTTGGGGCCTTTTGCTACTGCTCTGCTGTCCCACATGGACTGGTCCGCTCCTTGCACGGTCGAAGAATTTGTGCAGATGTACCAAGGGAGCCGACAACAGCGTGTGTACGCGCTGGCAGCAGAGGAGTACAAGAGGCGTGGCGTCAACAAGGGTGATGCCATGTCCCCAGCATTTACCAAGGCTGAAAAGGTTGAGAAGCCTTGCCCGCGGATGATCCAACCGCGCAGCCCTGTGTATAATGTTGGCGTTGGGCGGTATGTCAAGAGGTTGGAGAAGGACGTCTACCGGGCCATAGCGGGGACGTTTGGAGAGGTTACTGTGCTGAAGGGCTACAATGGGGCTGAGTCTGGGAGGTTCCTACGTGAAAAGTGGGAACGGTTTCAGAAGCCCGTTGCCATTGGTTTGGACGCCAGCAGGTTTGATCAGCACGTCAGTGCTGATGCATTGCGTTGGGAACATGGTGTCTATTTGAAGTGTTTCAAACCTTGCTACCGCAAGGAGTTGGCACGGCTTTTGGACATGCAAATACTCAACCGGGGGCGAGTTGCTACAGCCGAGGGCTTTGTGAAATATCAGAGACTGGGTGGCCGTATGTCTGGGGACATGAATACGGCGTTGGGCAACTGTTTGCTCATGTGTGCACTTGTGTACACGTACCTGCGGGAGAAGGGCGTAAAGGCTAGTTTAGCCAACAATGGTGACGACTGTGTGGTAATCATGGAGCAAAGGGATCTCAAACGCTTCAGTGAGGGGCTAGATGCCTGGTTTCTGGAGTTTGGGTTTGAGATGAAGGTCGAGGCGCCGGTTTTCGTATTCGAGCAGATCGAGTTTTGCCAGTGTCACCCGCTGTGGACCCCAGAGGGGTGGGTGATGTGCAGAAATGCCACCAAAGCGATGGCCAAGGATTCCCATACGGTTCTGCCGTGTGGCCAAGGCAATGTTCGGTTTGGGTGGTTGACAGCGATCGGCGAGTGCGGTATGGCACTATGCGGCGGCGTCCCAATGTTTCAGGAGTACTACCAGGCGTTGTTGAGGTGTGGCAAGGGCGTGCATCTTGCTAGTCACCCAGCCTTAGAGTCTGGGTTTGCCAGACTTGCTGCTGGTATGAGGCGACGGGTTGCCGCTGTACATAATGATACCCGTGTCTCTTTCTGGGAAGCGTTTCGCATTTTGCCGAGTGAGCAGGTGGCCATTGAAGAGAGGCTCAGCCGCATTTGTGAAATCTCAGAAACCCTCCGGAGGGAAAACCTTGAAGATTTTTCCCTTCTGCAGTCCAACTTTTGAGTACCTAGACACCCCCCTCTAGAGACAATGAACCAACGCAAGAATAGCCAAAATAAGAAAGCGCGATCCCGCAAGGGCGCCCGGCAGCCTGAAAAGATGGCTCCGCAGGTTAGATTTTACAATTCGCCAACTCAACGCACGGCCATGGTCGTACCATCCCGTCCCAAAATGGAGACGCTAGACGGAGGCATTACTAGAATCCGGGGGTTTGAGAAGTGGGTGTCTCTTGCACCCACTACGACGGCCGCCGGTGGCTTGGTTACCTTCAACCCCGCATCCTCCTACTTTGGGTGGCTTGCGGGTCTAGCAAACCATTTTTCCGAGTACAGGGTTAGGAACCTCAAGATTGAGTACGTTTCACAAGTGCCTACCACCGTGGGGGGCGTGCTCACCGTTTGTTGGTTCGGTGACGTTAGTGATGGATTGCAGTGGTTTGGCCAGGGTAATGATTCGCAACTCGCTGTTGGCTTCAAGGCTAAGGTGTTGCCCGTTTGGCAGTCCACCACCTTGATGACACTGAGTTCCCGCGACATCCGAGCCAATTCTCCGTGGTTTAAGGTGGGTTCCAATACCGCCTCCACATCTTCCACTGTACCAGGTGCATTGGCGTACTACTATGGGTACTCCACCGCACCTGCTTCCAACACCACACCTGGGCTCATTTACATAACTTATGATCTGGAGTTCGTCCAGACCACAAGTCCGCAGTACAATGTGTCCTCCAACCCTGTACCCAATGTATATAGACCCGTTTATGATTGGCCAGATAGGTTACCGCCTGACGACCCCTCGGCCGTTAGTCGCAGTATAGCTCCAAGTAGTTCTTGCGTAAACATTGTCGAGCCACCATTGGACAAAATTGCTGAGCTACCAGCTTAGCACAAAAAGTGACGGGTGGTGTTCCGAGTTTCTGTTTTGTGAATGTGTGGTGGACTATGCCGACCCCTGGAAAACCGTGGGGTGTGTGGTGGGGGCCACACCGTGTTAGCTACCACATTGACACTATGGGAAATAGGACAAC